CTGGGAGCTTGAGGGTTATCGATTACAAGCAGAATTAAGCGATAAAAAGTAATTTTAATTAGCGGTGAAAAATAGCTGCTACTTTGATTTGAGGTGAAACTGTGACTGAAGCACCAACAGCACTAAATAAGCGTGGCAGTAAAGTTTTTGTTGATGATTTTAAATTTGATTCTCAAAAGGAAGCCAATTTTTTTAATCGTTTTGTTAAAAACTGTCACTTTGATTATATTGTTCATCCGCGTTTTGTTTTGGAAAAAGCCGGAACTATTGGAACTGCAAAGGTCAGACAGCTAGCTTATACACCTGATTTTGTAATTCTGGATCGATTCGGAAAAATGATGCATGTTTATGATGTTAAAAATTCATTTGGTGTATACGGAATTGATACCGCAGCTAATATGAGATTTAACCTATTTGCACGTCGCTATAAGATTCCGGTTGAAGCGGTAGTTGTTCGCGCACATGATTTTAAATCAATCGCACAGTGTGTGACAAAAAAACGTAAAATCGATGATCCATTGATCTGTACTGGATTTGATTATGAATGGATTGAAGCAACCAATTATTTAGGAGGTAATTAAAATTTTCACTCACGAACAAAAAGTATTTGAAAAATATTTAGAACGGATTTTTACCGACCACAACGAAGATATTATTCGGACAATTATTTATTGCAACAGCAATCCGGACAAGATGCATCACGAAGAACGGCGCGCCTATGAGTCATTAACCAGCCGTGAGGTTAACCAAGTTGTTAACGAAATTACTTTACCATTTTAACTTAAGGAGAGATTTATTATGACAGAAATCAAAGATAATAGTATTGCGGTTCCGGCGGTATTGGCTGATGTGCACCCAACAAATAAGGGAATTACTAAGCTTAGTCTTGAAGTTGATACGCCTATTTTAGGGCCAAATATTGTAGCACTGGCGGCACAAGTTAACAGCATGGTTGGTTTAACCATCACGCCAAAACAAACTGAATTAAATACTGATGATGACGAAGATGCCAATCCGAATCAGACTGAATTGATCGATGGCGACAAGCAATGAAGAAAAAGAAGATGCTGGCTGAAATTGGTGATCTGAATAATCGAATAGCTGATAAAAATATAGCGCTAGCTTTAACTAATCAGATTATTCAAGAGTTGAGCAAAAATGAAGCAGATTCTTCTCGAAGCAGCAAATTGCGTAGAGTCATTAAAATTACGGCTGCTGGTATTAGTAAATAAAAAAGCAAGGTCTCTTTTAAAAGATAACCTTGCGCAGTCATTCTTGTGTTTAATTAATCGACACTTAATTTTAACACAGGGGCGATTGCAGTGATACTAGATAATTTAGATAAGGATATGACATGTGCTAGGGCGAAAAAGTTATTACGCAGTTATCATAGTTTAAAGCGGATTGCCGGTCGTGAGTTGACCGTGTTGCAGTCGCCAGCAATGAATGGTATGCCACAAAATCAGTCAGTCGATAATCACAATGAAACAAGGATACAGGAACGGTTGATAGCCGCTGAGGAAGTACCAGCAATACTTAATGCAGTAGCTTCATTAGATGATGATAGCCGAGCTATTATTGATGGACAATATATTAAAGGCAATCTGAGTAATGTAGAAATGGCTTACGAAATGAATATGGCTAAGTCAACGTTTGATAAAGCTAAGAAAAAAGCCATTATTGTATTCGCTGAAGCATTTCAGTATGAGGAATTATTGGTGTTTCAATAAACCTTTTCATAGGCTTTCGATAGGCTTTTAGTAGACTTCTGATAGGTTTTTAGTAGGCTATGTGTGTCCGTTTTAACCTTAAATAGGCGTTATTATATTAGTGTTGATAGATGGATATAAATCAATACTTAGTTTTAGATCCCAGTTCTCAACACTGCCGTCGTTGGGTGCAACTCCTTGCGGCGGCTTAGCAATAAGAGGTGCTCACATTGTGGGTGCCTTTTTTATGATGTGGAGGCTAATAGCATGGATGGATCAGTAACAATGGCGTTAGATGATTACAACGAGTTGCGTGGTATGAAAACTATTGTAGATAATTTTACAAATGCAGATCACGGCACTCACGATGCAGTCTTTTCGAGCAACCATGGAATGATGGCAGTTAACTTAAGCAAGGCTTCAATAGAAAAGTGTTATCGCCAACTATACGGCGAAACTCTTGGTACTAATGTAGACGTTAAGATAAGGTGGAGTGACTAGCCATGACTAAACAATTGATATCAGTAAAACGTAAGCGTGACAGTGTTGCAATCCACTTAGATAAGTCGGCAAGCTTTGAAGAGATAAATATGGCGGTATCACATATTGCTGAATTTACTATCACACAATGGGCAAAGAGACAGCACGTCACCGTTGCAGATGTAACTGAAGCTTATCTGACTATGTTACAAACATACATGACCAATACGCATAAGGATGATTATTATGACCGTCAGTAAGCAACAAGCTATTAACTTTTATCACACGACAGCATGGCACACAGCTAGGCAGATGGCACTAGCTCGTGATCACTACCTATGCCAACGTTGTAAGAGTCGTGGCCGCATCAAGCATGGTGGTATAGTCCATCACATCGTTGCATTAAAAGACAATTGGAATAAGCGATTAACATTAAGCAATCTCGAGACTATCTGTGCTGAGTGCCATAATGAAGAACACCCTGAAAAAGCTGCAAATTACAACAACAAGCAAAAATATAAACGTCGGCAGAAGAAACGAGACTCTGCTGGCGTTTTTAAGTTTAAGGCGGGTGCAACTTTTTAATAGCCCCCCCTACCTTAGAAACGTTGATGTATCAGCTCTAAACAACGGTGTCCACCCAAACTTATGATAAATTCGTTTTTCAAATGTTTTTTTGCACTCCCGTGACGGAGTAAGGAAGGTGATAATTGTGCCGCAAAAAGCAAAAAGCGTTGCGCTCCACTTGATGGAGGGGAATCCCAATAATAAAACAAAAAAGGAACTTTATAAGCGGCAGAAAAATGAAAAGAAATTAGCAATTTCAGCTGCTCATATTGATCCGCCGACGTGGTTAAGCACTGGTGCAAAAAATGAGTTTAATCGATTAAAAAAGTTGCTTGCACCAACCGAAATTTTGACCGACGCGGATATCAATTTATTAGCTATATATTGTGATACGTTAATGGATTATAAAGCATGTAATGCCGAAGTTAAAAAACACGGTCGATCACTGCAGGAAAAGCCCAATCCATTTTGGCGAGAGAAGCAAAAACTAGCACCATTATTACAAAAGCTAGGCAATGAATTAGGCTTATCACCGTCGGCCCGCGCGTCACTAGCAATTAACATGGCCGAAGAAACGACTGATGACGATGACTTCTAGAGTTTTAGAAATGAATTACAGCCAATTAGAGGACTGGTGGGACAACTACCGTGAATCGATGCTTGGTTGGGCTTATTTAAAAGAGCCAGCACCTAAGTTGATGACAACATTATATGCACAAATGGTTGTTGAGGGTAGCATTCCTGCCTCTAGGGAGAATGTACAGGCCTGTCAACGTCACCTAAACGATCTAAAAAGACAAGGAACTGAGGATTTTCCATGGGTATTTGATGAAGAGCGTGCTTGGCGACCTATCAGATTTATTGAAAAAAAGTGTCGTCCGTCTAAAGGAGAATTAACTAGATTAATTTTACAACCATGGCAGCATTTTGTTATTGGATCGTTATGCGGTTGGGTTCACAAAGATACAGGAGTCCGGCGCTTTCGTGAAGGAGTTATTTTTGTTGGACGTAAAAATGGTAAAACTACACTTGAATCAGGACTTGCAAATTATATGTGTGGCTTTGATGGTGAAAATGGTGCCAATTGTTATTTTCTAGCTAACTCACAGAAGCAGTCACGAATTTTATTTGATGAATCAAAGGCGATGATTGAAAAATCACCTTATTTATCTGAACGATTTGAACCGTTACAGTCTGAGATTAGATTTCCAAGTACGAATTCTAAAATGATTGCAATGTCGGCTGAAAAAACCAATAAAGATGGTGAAAATCTTTACTTTGGAGTATTCGATGAAATCCATGAATATGAGGATTACACGTTAATTAACGTCATGAAACGATCTCGTGGGATGCGAAAACAGCCATTAATTATTTATATTACGACTGCTGGATATGTTTTGGATGGTCCTTTGATGGATTTTATCGATAATGCACATGATTGTCTCAATAATTATGATGATCATATCGACGAACGAACTTTTTATTATATTGCCAAGTTAAATAATGCTGAAACAATAGATGACCCAGAGACATGGATCGAAGCTAATCCTAATATTTGTTTAATGGATATGGTTTCAATGGTCACAGATTTTACTAAGGACCGAAAGAATCCACAAGAATTAGCCGACTGGATTACTAAACAATTTAATATTTTTAGCGATACAAGTGAACTGAGTTTCGTTGACACTGAAACAATTAATAAAAACAATCGTGATATCGATTTAAGGACGCTTGAAGGCCGTCAATGTGTAGGTGGGTATGATTTATCGGAAACAGAAGACTTTACGGCTGCATGCCTTGAATTTCCGCTTGATGATGGTTCTGTTTTCATACTTGAAAAGTCGTGGATACCACATGCTCGCTACTTAATTGACAAGAATCCGCGGCGACTTGATGAATGGGTAAAACAAGGTTATTTAGAAATCATTCCAGGGGACTATGTCAATTATGAATATGTCTATAGATGGTTCGTTGAGCAATCAAAAAAGTATAATATCACCCAAATTAATTACGACAAGGCAAAGGCTTTATTTTTAAACGGCTCTTTAGAAGAATATGGATTTAATACACAAGAAGTACGGCAAGGATTCATCACTTTGGGCGGTCCTATGCAAAATTTTAAAGAACTAATGCTTGATGGCAAGGTTGTCTTTAATAATTCGAAAATGTTTCGCTGGTATTTAAACAATGTGCATATGGCACGTGATAGAAACGGTAATTGGTTGCCAACTAAGCAAAACCAAAAACGCAAAATTGACGGATTTGCAGCTGCTTTAAATGCTCATGTAAAAGTAATTGAAATGCTGATTAAGCCAAATCAGAATGGCAAAATACATTTTGTATCGTTTAAGGATCTATAGGAGGTGATATTTTGAGTTTTTTCGAAAGAATTGGTGCGTCGTTTAAGGCTTTGACACATAGAAAACAGAGCACTAGTAAATTTTCATTTTGGCCTGGGCAAACTATGTTATCAATGAGCAATAGTAACGTTGAAACTAACGAGATGATTTTCAGCGTGATCTCACGTTTGGCTAATACGCTATCTTCTTTGCCATTAAAAGAGTACAAAAACTATGAAGTGCAGCAAGAAGGCTTGACTGAATTATTAAATAATAGCCCTAATGATAATATGAGTGGCTTTGAGCTATTAAATCAACTTGAAGTGGCTCGTAATGAAACGGGCAATGGATACGCATTAATTGAAAGAGATGAACTACTACAGCCTTGTGCTATTTGGCCAATTGGTTCTAGTTACGTTTTGCCTAAAATTAATACGGATGATAATTCGCTTTGGTATTTTATTACCGGTTTGCATGGTAATTTGGTTGTGCCTAATACGGATATTATCCATGTTAAACATATTACTGGGCCAGTTCGTATACTTGGAATTAGTCCGCTCGATGTTTTGCGGAATGCACTTGATTTTGATGGTGCAGTTCAAAAATTTTCTATGAATGAGATGTCTAAGACCGATAGCTTTATTCTTGAGTATGGTGCAAATGTGGACGAAGAGAAGCGTCAAGAAGTTATTGATGACTTTAGACGATTCAAGCAAGAAAATGGTGGCGTATTTTTCAACGAACCAGGTGTTGAAGTTAAGCCAATTCAGCGTGATTTTGTTCCTTCTGATATTGCCAGTACCGATCAGACGACGCGGATTCGAATTGCTAACGCGTTCGATATTCCCGTATCGTTTTTAAACGACCTTTCTAGTGGGAGTTACAGTTCAAACGAACAAATTATGACACAATTTGTACAAATGACACTTTTACCGATAGTCAAACAATACGAATCTGAGTTTAATCGTAAACTGCTAACTAAGGCTGAGCGATCAAGTGGTTATTATTTTAAGTTTAACGTAAATGGACTACTTCGCGGTGATACGCAAGCTAGAACAGCACTTTATAGTACTGGACTAAGAAGCGGTGTTTTTACGCCGAACGATGTACGTCGCTTGGAAGATATGCCGCCGGCAAATGATGAATATGCTGATAAGCTTTGGATCTCAGGTGATTTGTATACAATTGATACAGATCCAGAGCAACGAAAGGGGGTGAATAATAATGGCAACGAAAAAGCACAAACAAAAATTTTGGCAAATGAAGCAGGCAGAAAATAATAGTGCTGACATCAATATTGATGGTGAAATTGTAAGTGATGAGTGGGAAGATAGCGATACTTCTGCTGCCGGATTTCGAGATGATTTAAAAGCACTTGGTGACGTATCAACCATCAATTTGCATATTAATAGTCCTGGTGGGTCAGTTTTTGAGGGTATTGCTATTTATAATATGTTAAAACAGCATAAAGCGGCCGTTAATATCTATGTTGACGGTTTAGCTGCATCGATTGCGAGTGTCATCGCGATGGCGGGTGACACTATTTTTATGCCTAAAAATGCCATGTTAATGATCCATAATCCTTGGACTATGGCTGTTGGTAATGCGAGCGATTTGCGAAAACAGGCAGACGAGCTTGATACAATTACTAAATCTAGTGTTGTCACTTATTTAAATAAAGCTGGCGATAAATTAGATGAAGAAACTTTAAAGCAGCTTATGGACGAAGAAACATGGCTTACAGCAGATGAAGCCATTGGTTATGGCTTAGCTGATGAAGTTTTAGAGTCAAATAGTGCTGTGGCTTGTCTAAATGGTGACATGGTTCAACATTTCAAACATATACCAAAACAATTAATTAACAGTGATGTACTGGCAGAAAATATTGTTGATCAACAAAGACAGCAAGTTCTGACTGAAGCACTGCAACATAAAAATGAAACTAACTTAATCCTAGGAGGGATTCTATAATGCCAGCAACTTTATTTGAATTAAAAGATAACTTACAAACCATCGGTGCTCAAATGAACAAAATTGATGATGAATTAGTCGATAAAGCTAATAATCCAAAAACAACAGCTAAAGAATTAACTGATTTACAAAGCACTAAAGAAACGTTACAAAAACGTTTTGATATTGTTAAAAAGCAGTTTGATGAACAAGATACAAAACAAAAGGCTTTATTACGTGCTAAAGGACAAAATAATCAAAATAATGATCCTAAGCAGCGTAAAATCAATGCATTTGCTAGTGTGATCAAGGATGTCATGAACAAAAGTGCCAAGTACGATCAAGACCGCTTTAAGGATGCACTAACGGTTGGCACAACAGCACCTGGTAGAGATAATAATGGTAATGGCGAAGCCTTCTTACCAATTAATATTTCCTCAGACTTGATCAGTGAACCATTTAAAGAAAATCCATTGCGCAATGATGCCACATATTCTCAGGTTACGAATTTAGTTATTCCACGTATCTCTGTCGAATTTGGCGATGCTTTTAATGCACTTGCTGATGGTGATGCTGCTAAAGAAGCAGAAGTAAAAGGTGAACAGGTCAAATTTGGACGATTTGAATCTAAGGTACGGATTGGTTTGTCAGATGCTATTATGATTGGTACAAACACTGCTTTAGTTCAGTACGTTAATAACGCCTTGTTAAACGGTGCTTCACAAACTGAATTAATTCGCGCGTTTTCTACTACCCCAGCTGCCGGTGAAGAACATATGAGCTTTTACAATGCATCTAACGCGGTTAAAAAGATTGCGGCAACTGATATGTATTTAGGCATCAAGAAAGCTTTAGCTGACCTGGATGATGCTTACGCTGACAGCGCAAAGATCTATATTACTCGCTCTGATTATTACGATATCGTTGAAAAACTGGCTAATAATTCCACAGCATTGTATGGCGCTCAACCAGAAGAAGTCTTAGGTGCACCAGTTGTATTTACTTCACGAGCAGTTAACCCGGTTGTCGGCGACTTTAGCTTGTACCATGCTAACTATGATCCGCAGTCTTCTATCATGGAACAATACAAGGATTATCAAAAAGGCATCAACTACTTCCAGGTTACTTTATATTATGATGCGCAAGTTAAATTAGCATCCGCATTCCGGATTGTCAATGTAACCCCAAAAGTGTAACGCCACCCACTGGTAGTAACACCAATGGAGGCAGTGGCGAAACGACACCAAGCAACTTAGCAACAGGAATTGTTGGGAGCCAAAAAACAATGACATTAACGGTTGGGCAGTCTAAGGATATTACCATCACAACTGATCCTGTTGATGCAACAAACGCTAAAGAAATTATCGCAACAACTACAGCAACTTCAAACGATAATACTATTGCTACCATCGCAAACGGTACAGCAACTGGTACATTTACAGTTAGTGGTATTAAAGCTGGTACTGCTACTGACACATTTAATAGTGGCAATTTAAGTACAACCTTAACGGTGACTGTAACTGATCCAACTAAGTAGGTGATTAAGTGCTAACGACGGAACAAATAAAAACATCGTTAAGAATTGATGACGAAGTAGACGATGAGGTTTTATTGCGTTTGCTTAATACGGCGAAAGCAACTGTTGTTAACGCAATTGGCCCTGACAATGAATTTTATCAGCAGGAACAGATTAAGCCGTTATATGAAACGGCGATTACGATGTTGGTTGATCATTACAATCGATTTCGGGGTACTGTAACTTCGCAGAGTGTCAAGGAAATACCATATGGTGTAAATACCTTTATTTTGCAGTTAAAACCCGCATATCGAGTTTTTGAGCGTAATAAGGGCGGTGTTGATAATGGCACTAGCTGAAACGGGTAACTTGACACATCATTTGAAAATTATTTGTGAGAGTTCAAAAACTTATGTTGATAAAAATGGCGATCGTCAAGCTGTAATTGAAGTTGTAGCACGTCCGTGGGCAATGAAGCGAACTGATAATGCTAATGACGTTGTTGCTGATATTGCCCAAATGAAGCGAGTGAAACAGTTTGTTATTCGGCATCGATTCCCAAACATGAAACAAATAACAACTGATATGAAAGTGATTGACCGTGGAATTGCCTATGAAATTGATGACTATAATGATGATGATCAATTTCAAGAGTGGGATGTTATTATCTGTCACGAGGTGAAAGACAATGGCCGACTTTGATATTGATGAAAATATTACAGCTGCTTTGCAAGAATTTGGCGCTAAGGCTAAGAGAATTCAGAATAAGGCTTTACGGGGAGCAGCGCCTACCGTTGCTTCTGCAATTGAAGCTAAAGCTCCCTATGAAACAACATCTGATCGTTCTTGGAAGGCACAACGCGAAATGGATAAACTAAAGGGCAAGAAGACTAAGTTTAAGCATTTAAAAGATGATGTTGTTGTCTCAGGTATTGATCAATTTGGTCACATTAATATTGGTTTTGGTTCGGATACCTATTGGCGTGTTCATTTTGTCGAATTAGGCACCGTTAATTTTCCAGCAAAACCTTTTATTTCGCCTGCGATGGAAGATTCAAAAGAATCATTTATGCAAACGTTACAGAAGAACCTAAGAGAGGGGCTGAATCTATGAGCTATTTTATTGGTGATGATGCAGCTCAATTAATTAAGACAATAGAGTCGTTTGATGATTCTAATGTCTTTTTAAACGAAGAGGTACCACAAGCGTTTTTGCAGTCGTCACCGCATGAATTTATCTATATTCAGCCTCTTAACACGACCGATATACATTATCGATCAGATAGACGTGACTATGATTTTCCAACCGTACAGGTTGATCTATATACAAAAAGTAATGCTACAATTAAGGACTTAGTTCCAAAAATATTTCAACTATTCGACAGCCACCTATATGGCTGCTTTTTTGATGAATCAGGTCACGATTTAAGCCACAGTATGAAACGTTATACATGGCGGTTTTCTAAGGAACGCAAATTTTAAAGGAGTGATTTTTAATGGCAAATAAAAAAGCTGATTTAGCGTCATCTGGTTTTAGCCGAATCTTTTTTGGCATTATGGATAAAGATGAAAATGTAACGGATGTTGTTGTCGTTGACCGCCACTCAGGTGGATCTATCGAATTAAAAACATCTGGTTTCCAAGGGCAAGGTAATACTGTTTTTGCGTCTAATGTGTCTTACTGGATCTCTAATCCCGGTGTTGGTACCGGTAAAGTTGAAGTAACTTTAGCCAGCTTGCCCTCTGAAGTTGCTACTAAGGTTTTAGGCGATGAGCTGACAACAGACGGAATCTATGTAACTAAAGGTAATGTTAAAGAACCTTATGTGGCCATTATTGCTGAAACGCAAGATTTGTTTAATAACTATGCCTATGTAGGCGTTGCTAAAGCTAAATTTGGTACCAGTGATGGTGATGACTTAAAAACTGGCGATGATAAAGGTATTAAACCAGAAAATGTATCAATTTCAGGAACAGCTATCACTCGTAGTAAGGATAATATCCTTAAAGGGAAAGCTACAAGCAGTGATGATGGTGTGACTTTGGCGACATTTGCTAAAACCATGTTTCCAGGCTTTGCTGGTAAGCTACCAGCAACACCTGATGAAGAAGTTACTAGTCCATCTGTCGTTAAATAACAATTAGGAGGGTTTCATTCATGGTTTTAAAAATTGATTTAACACAAAGAAATGGTGACACGTTACATTATGAACAGCCAAGGGTTCCTTTTGGCCAAATGAGTCAACTAATGAAGTTTGAATCAAAGCAAGAAAAACGTGAATTACGTAAAAAATTTTTGGATAAAAAACTAGCGGCAGGAACAGCCTCAGAAAAAGAATTTAATGAACGGCTGGCATTGGCTGATGAAGAAGCTGGTGCGGTGGATGAAATGATCGATGTTGTTGTTAATTTATTTAACAATCCCAAAGTAACATCAAAAACAATTAAGGAAGGCCTTGATTTATCAGATGGCGCTGATAAATTATCTAAAATTCTTAGTGATGCCATGGGTGGAACTCATTCTGCAGCTGACTCTGCAGCAAAAAAATAACGTACGAGGAGGCCCTAGGTGTCCTCGACGATTACCGCAAACAGTTTTTGAAAAATGGCATTTCATTTAAAGATATAGATGAAATGGATTCTGAGAGTTTTTTTGATTATTTAGAACGTCAAGTTGATAATCAGCAGCCAGCTGCAAATGAATTGTCGGGTGCTGACTTCTTTAATAAATTCTAGGAGGTGAATGTATATGGCAACAAGTGGACGCCCGTTGGGTTCAATGATTGTTTCGTTAGGCATGGACGGATCTAAATTTGAGGATTCATTAAAGTCGATCCAAAATCAATTCAAGTTAGCCAAAAACGAAATGAAAGCGAATCTGGCGTCACTGTCTGATACATCCTCCGCTTACGATAAAGCATCAACAAAAGTCGATAGTTTAACAAAAGTGATTGATGTAAATGAACGCCAGATTAAATCTCTGACGAGTACCTATGCAGCGCAAGTTAAAGTAAATGGCGAATTTTCTGATACAGCTATGAAAACCGCTTCAAAGATTGACGCATTGGAACGCCAACAGTCCAACTATCGGAATGAACTAGAACGCTCAAAACAAGCTATGAATGAAGCATCATCTGGTCTGGCTTCTTATCGTTCTGCAATTGATCGTGTTCAGCGAGAAATACAAGCGTCAGTATCGGCGTTTAAAGCTAATGACAATGCCGTACAAGCTAATCGTAGTGAGTACCAGAAACTAGGTACCGAATTAAAGGCTTACGGCAATCTAATTAGTGCGGAAAAGTCTAAATTAGCCAATTTAACACGCACACGCGGTTTAGATTCAGATGCGACCAAAGAACAGGCGACACGAATCAGCGAGCTTGAATCGCGTCAGACAGTTGCTAAAGCACGTTATGACGAGCTAGGTAAGTCAGTAAGTGGTTTGACAAGCAATCAAGCCAAAGCGATGGACGGAATGAGTAAGTTTTCAAAAACGGCTTCAACTACTGGCGATAATATCAAAAGTGCAGGACAATCAATGAGCGGTTTCAGTTTAGCGACTGGGGCCGCTTTTATTTATGGGGCAAAACAGGCTACCGAATTTCAGAATCGTATGAACGAAATCAAAAATTTAATTGTAACTGGTGGTGAATCTACGAAAGACGCTGTTAATGGTGTCTCAGTTATGACTAAGGACGCGCAGAAATACTCAGAAAAATATGGTAAATCTGTGCAAGATATTTCTGCTGGTTATGAGAATTTAGTAAAGCGTGGTTATAATTCTAAGCAAGCTATTGGTGCTATGAAGTCTGAATTACAAGCCTCGGTTGCATCAGGCGATGATTTCAATGACGTAGTTAATGTTGCCTCATCTACATTAGAATCTTTTAGATTAAACGTAGATAAAAGCGGAAAACAAATTACGAACACTGCTCAAATGACTAAGAATACTAAGACTGTTGTTAATGATTTGGCTTTTGCTGCTGATAAAACGTCAACTGGATTTAAAGACTTGGGTATTGGAATGAGTTACGTTGGATCCACAGCACATCAAGCTGGATTATCATTGTCTGAAACCTCATCTGCAATGGGTATTTTATCAAATAATGGATTAGAAGCAGATAAGGCTGGTACTGGATTACGTAAAACTATCAATAGTCTCACATCGCCAACTGCCGCAGCAGCTAAAGCATTACAAGGTGTTGGTTTGTCAACGGCTGATTTCGTTGATAAGTCGGGCAAAATGAAGTCAATGACGGATATCTTTGGTGAGTTGCAGGACCATACTAGTGAGATGAATAAAACAGATAAGACAGATTTATTTCATACGATATTTGGTACTACTGGTCAAACAGCAGCGCTGGTTTTAGCGAATAGTTCTAAACAATTAGGTGAGTTAAATAAGCAAGTTGAGGCATCCTCGAAAAATAATTATGTTGGTAGTTTGTCGGCAAAAAATATGAAGTCAGCACAAAATCAGTTGGCAATCTTTAAACAAACTGTTACCAATTTAGCAATGAGCTTTGCGGAAACATTATTACCGGCAATTACGCGAGTAGCAGCGAAAGTGTCTGAATTCTTACAAAAGATCAATGATCTATCACCGGGCATGAAAAAGATTGTTTCTTACGGAGCATTAATAGCTGCTGCACTGGGACCAGCACTGATTATAATTGGTGCAGTTATTAAGTCTATTGGAACTATCGGTATAGCTATTAAAACTTCATTCGAATGGGTAACAAGTACTCTAATCCCATGGTTAACTGATGGCGGCATTGTAACTTTTATGACAAACCCAATTACGATTGCGATTGCTGCAATTGTTGCTGTGGGTGTTGCACTCGTAGAAGCGTATAAGCACGTTGCACCGTTTAGAGACGCGGTAAATGATTTGGCAGCAAAGATTAAATCAGCATTTGATAAAGTTAAAAGCGTGATTACCGATGTGTTTACGTTATTAACAAATGGACCAGAGTCTAGTAAATCGGAATCAGCCACAATGGATTTGGCAGGAATACTGCCTCAAGACAAAGTGACTGCTCTATTAAATAATATTAATACAATTCGATCAGCTTTTACGAAGTTTTCAACGGACGTTAAGAATGCTTTGAGTAAAGTAAAGAGTGTTGTTTCGGATGTTTTCGCTCTGCTAACAAATGGTCCTCAATCTGGTAAATCTGAGGCTGCTACATTTGATTTATCGAGTATCTTACCGGCTGATAAATTAAATGCTGTATTAAGTGGCGTAAATCGTATGCGCACAGCTTTTAAAAATTTAAGAATCACTATTTCAGGAATTGGTTCAGTTGCCAAAGGCTTATGGGATGCCTTAACTGGTCAAGGGCGGCAAGCAACAGATATTTTAAGCAAGTTCTTTCCCAAAGCCACAGTAGTATGGATTACGGTGACAGTAGGAACTATCGGTAGCTTAGTTGGTCGTGTTGTTAACAGTATAAAAGCTACATTCAGTTCATTATGGACGACTGTTTCACCAATTGTTTCAAAAATTGGTAGTGGTTTTTTAGAGATGGTTCAAAATATTGTTAAGTGGTGGAACCAGTACGGTGGACAGCTTTTAGCTGCTTTTAGAAATATATTCTCTCTTATCCTTGCCATAGTCAGTCCAATAATCACTGCAATTGTCGCAGTTGTAAGTAGTGGTATTAGACTAATGCTTGCAACTGTTCGGGGCTTACTTGACGTTATTCGTAATGTGTTTTCATCAGTTTGGGGCAATATCAAGGAAATTGTTCGCGGTGCTCTAGAAATTATTAAAGGTATTCTCGAAGTCTTTGCCGGAATTTTCACTGGTAATTGGAGAACTTTATGGCAGGGTGTCAAAGATATCTTTAAAGGTATTTGGGATGGTTTACAAGGTATTGTCAAAGGTGCGATGAATGCTGTTGTTGGTGTTGTTAACGCCGGGATTGATGGTGTAAATGCTGTAATCCATACTTTTGGCGGTAAGGCCAAAGCGATTGGTCATATTCCACACCTTGAAAAAGGTACTGGTGGTCATGAAGGTGGTCCTGCATTAGTTAATGATGCGCGCGGTTCTAACTATAAAGAGTTAGTTGTTTTACCCAATAGTGAAGCCTTTATTCCGCAGGATCGGAATGTCCTAATTCCTGATTTGCCACGAGGCGCACAGGTTCTAAATGCTAATCAAACTAAGTTTTATATGAATAGCTTGGGTATTAAGCGCTATGAAAATGGTACAGTAAGCAATATTTTAGGAGCTGTGACTGATACTGCTTCTGACGCAAGCAAATGGGTTGGTGATAAAGTATCTGGCGTTGCTAATTGGATTGGCGATAAGACTAAGACGATAGAAAAGTATTTAAAAGATCCTTTATCTGCATTATCTAATATTTGGGATCATTTTACTTCTGGGCTAAGTGTTTCAGGCGAATTTGCAAAGAATTTTGCCTTAGGTGCTGGTCATTATATTGTCACACAAGCTGTTGATTGGTTTAAAGATATTATTAAAAAGGCTAAAGACGATTTAGAAGATGCTGGTGGAGGAAAAGGTGCCCCTAGTGGTTCTGGTGTGCAACGTTGGAAAGGCCAAGTCAAAGACGCTCTAAAAGCGAATGGGTTAAGTACTAGTGAATCAATGGTAAATAAAGTGTTACGCCAAATAAATACAGAGTCTGGTGGGAATCAGCGAGCTGTTGGTGGCAATGACGGTTTAGCTGACGGTAATGCCACTGGATTAATGCAGACTAAACCAGGAACATTTAGAGCTAATGCATTTCCTGGGCACGGCGACATAATGAACGGTTATGATAATTTATTAGCAGCGCTACATTATGCTAAAAAGCGTTATGGTTCTAGTCTCTCGTTCCTTGGTCAAGGCCATGGCTATGCTAATGGTGGTGTTGTATTTAGTGAGCAAATTGCATCTGTTGCTGAGGGTAATAAGCCGGAAGCCATTATTCCTTTGGACCCAGCTAAGCGTCCTCGAGCCATGCAATTATTAGCTCAGGTTAAGCAAATTGTTGGTGATAATAATAATAGCCAAGGCCGGCTTGTTGTCAATGGCAATAATTCTAAGCTAGAGGCAACTTCGAATCAGCAAAATAAATTATTACAAACTCAAAATCAGTTGTTATCACAAATTTTATCTGCAGTCTTAAGCGGTGGAAGTGGTTCAAATACACTGAGTAAGCTTACAGATATGATCAATGACACAAACTTAGGCAAACGTCGTATTAATGATTTAACGGTGAGTTAGGAGATGATGATAAAGTGACCTTACCTGAAATGTATTTACTTAAGGAAGGCAAGAATGAGTTAACTATTAGTGATTTCCACGGGTTGCATTTTACTGGATTTACGCTCCAATCACCGCAGCCGACACAAAATTATAAACAAAGAACCAGCCAAGACGGTGAGTATCAGGTCGGAGATATTATCTTTGGACCACGTACTGTTAAGGCTGATTTTTATTGGGAAACTGAAGGCAATTATGATTTTGAATTAGCATGCAGCGAAATTTGGCGAGTAATGTTTTCACGTAGCGTTATGCGAATTCGTGATAACAGGACGCCTTATCAAGTTATGTATGTTTATGCTAAGCCGTTTGATATCACGAGAGTGAGCTATTACGACATGACTTTTTCGGTTGAATTTGATTTACCATCAAGCTTTAGACAATCGATCGCATGGTCAGACAAATTGGCAGAAAACTTACAATTTGGGATGACGCTACCGACTAACTCCACTTTACAGTATGAGTTTACTGACAAGTCGTTTAAGGTCTATAACCCTAGTGATATAGCAATTGAGCCGTACGATAAACGTCACCAACTAGATATCATTGTTACAGGTCAAGGATTGCCTAATATTACTAATCACACAACAGGTGATAACTTTCAAATGACTAGCGGAAACTTATCAGATGGAGATAAATTGATTATCCATAATGGTGTGCAATATACCTTGAATGGAAATCCAATTGAAAGAAATACTAATCACGGAACCATTAATTTAGCTATGGGTTGGAATGAATTTACTGTTACTGGTTGCAGTAAATCCGATATAACTTTCAGCTTTCCGTTTCTTTATTTCTAATGCTTGAAAAGATTTTTGTACGAGATGCTAAAAACCAGTACGAGGAAACACTTGTAGCTGTTGATCGTAATGGTTTTACAAAAGAGTGGTCTAAAAATCAAACAGATCAGCTAACTTTGACGGCCGAGAGTGATAACTCGTTAGCATACTCGTTGTTGCAGATTGAAAATAGTTTAATATTTCGTGGTCAAGAATATGTGATTAAGCAATGCGAACAAAAGTATAGTGGATTAAATGAAGAAAAAGATATTACGGCAACAGCGGTAAGATACGAGTGTATTCGTGTCTTTCAACCAAACACTAAAAGCGGAACATTGACTTATAAAATTGAGGATGTGCTACATTATTTTTTTGATAATAATGGATATGGCTTTGACTGGGAAATTAAAGGAACGTTTCCTGCTGCTCAAATCGATAATTTAGGCGGTGGGTCTGGCAAAGACTGTATAGATAAGTGCGTTGATGCATTTAATGCCATAGTTATGGCTAACAACCGCCATTTAATTTTTTACACAGTTGAAGCTTTTAGAAAAGAGACTGAAAAATCCTATCGCTATGGTGCCAACACGACTGAATTTTCAGCTAAAAATGATAGTACAAGTTTACAAAATATTGCTATGTGTTATGGCAAACAAAAGGACTCCAGTACTGATGGTAAGACTGAATATTATTTTGAACCTTTTAAGGTGCGTGATGAAGACAGCATTGCCCGATGGGGTGAACATTGGGGACCGAACATATCAGATGACCGTTTTACTGATGCGAATGCAATGAAAGATTACGCTTTAAAGTCAATGCAAACCCAGCCACTGACCGAAATCACAATCACGTATGACGGCAATGATGAAGTACAACCGGGTGAAGTCTGGTTATTAAATGTGGAATCACAGCACTTTATTACTGAAGTAACTGTGGACGGTATTAAGGAGTACCCACTAAGCTATAGTAAAGCCCCAGAAATTACATTAGATAACAGTTACAAAACGTTATATGACTATGACCGTCAATTACAAAAAGACGTTAATATTGCCATTAATGGTATGAGTAATTATAAGCCGTATACGCCGGCAATAACCTTTGGCGATAAAGTAGGTGAAGTTAATGACTGATATTTTGCCTATGCAAAATGAAGGAACACTAGTTTATCCGCTAACTCATGTAGATGCCGTTATCGGACTAGACAGTCATCTATCGGACTGGGCGACTGCTAACGGCACACTAATCTATAACACGGTCAAAGATTTAATTGGCACAGTATCCGGCCAGCCGGGTGCGGACGGTAAGTCTGCTTATGAACTGACCGTTGCTAATGGATTTAGCGGCACGGAAGCTGAGTGGCTTGCCAGTCTTAAAGGGCCTGCCGGCAATGATGGTCAGACGGGTAAAGATGCAGTTAGTCAGATTATAGATGGCGGAAACAATGGACGCGCAATAGACAGCCCACCATCGTATTACCAGACAAATTACCCAGCAAAAGAAGTTCGTGAGTTCAAACAGACGGCTAATGTTGGGGTAACACTGGTAAGCGGTCAAACGTCATTCTATGGCATCTTGAGTACACGTGTGCCAGGAACTGATACTGGATTCGGTCGACCAAGACAAACATTTGAGCCAACATTATCGACTCGACCATTGACTTATGTGCGTATCGGCATCTCAGACACGGCTTGGTCAGATTGGGAATTGACGACAACGTGGTAGGAGGTCTTGCAATGACATTATTAGATCAAATATCCGGCACCTGAAGATCAAGCAACGAGTACACCAACTTGGCAATCAATTGCACTATTGTCAGGTGATTCGGGTACATTGAAAGGAGTCAATGAATTATATGTCAGACACGCCCTTAAATCAGATCAAAGCAGCCAAACATGCTGCCGCAGCTTTTATTGACTCAGCACCTGGTACTGATATTGGTACTGGGTCATTAAGAGTTATTTTATCTAATGATTTGCAGAATTGGTGGTCGTTAGAAGGGGCAAACTATCCAACAGCATCAATCCGTGACCCGTCTGTAATGATAGAAAATGGGATTTATTATTTTCTAAGTGGCAATTCCCTCTGGTCGACAAAAGATTTTATTGATTGGGAAAATATAACCATAAATCTCGCAAATAATGACGGTATGCTTTGGGCTAGTGAGTTTTTTGAAGATGCCGATCATTGCCATCACATAGTGTATTCAGCCACTGCGAACGGCGATAATAATGCGGACCATTTCAAACTTTATGTAGCCGATTTAAGCGATAATATGCAGGTCAGTAACAGGCATCAAATTGTGAGCTTACCGGTAACTATCAATAGTCCAATAGATGCAAACATTTCATTAATAGATAATAATTATTATCTTTGGCTGGCTGACGATAACGATAAAAATACAGGTGGCAGTGCGTTACATTTTTTTAAATCAGATAATTATTTAAATGGTTGGACCGAAATTACAACTAATATTAATAGTTATCGGGGCATTTTGGCGAACGAAACTCAATTTGAAGCACCTGAGCTCATTTTTGATGGTCAATTTGCTTATCTATTTTTTGATCCGTACGGTACTAGCGATCGACCAGGGTTGTGCTATTCAGTTGCAAAAGCCGATAATCTGACCAACTGGACAACACCGAAAGTGATTGGGTTTAACGATTTTAAAGCCCGTCACATGGGACTGTTTCCAGAAACAGAAAATAAGCTGGGCGGTCAGCTAGTCACATTGGAACGGCTGCCAGATAATTTTGAGCCGTTTATGTTGAGTAATGCCTATCAAAATGGCGTCACTGTTTTTAAGTCGATCAACGAGCTTTACCAAGACCTTGATGGTCTTTTTTATTTTGGTGCACCGACGCTACCGGCTATTACTCAGTGTCCAAGCAATTATCTCAACCGAGCGGCTTATCTGTGGCTTAATAAATTGTTTAATCAGCTACAGGATACGTTGAATGGCTTAATTAGCCGATTTAACGGCTACGGCCTAGTTGGTGCACCTAATTACACCGATACACCGCAGATTAACTTGTGGCGGCCAAAAACACTTGGTTTTGCTGATTACAAAATTAATATCAACAACAATTGGCAGTCGATCGAGGATACACTCAACGGCTGCTATTTATATATCGCACCGTATTCACAGAAAGGAGTGAGCTAGTTGGCAGTAAACACTTATGTCCAATTAGATTTAGTTAAACCTACACCAATTGTGATTGATCTAAGCGGCAATTTTAATGGTCGTGTTGCTGATGCTCAAAGCTATCTTAAGCTTTGGATCACAAGCAATGGTATGCCAAAAGATTTGACTGGCATGACAGTCTATTTTGCTGGTATCGATCCAAATGGTATTGCTAAGAAAATTTATGGTACAGCCCAGGCAGATCAGCCTGGTGACAATTTGCAGACTGGCCGCATCACATTTTATTTTCCAGCCGGCACTTTTAGTGTGCAAGGTGACTGGGACCCAGATAGTACGTATTTTGGAGTTACAAATGCTGATGGCACTGTAATTTCGACAGTCAATGTTCACTTGAATGTATTGGCGAATAAGGTCGACATGGGAATTAATTCAAAGCCGTTTTATACCGATCTGGAAAAAGTCATCGTTGATGGTCAAGCTAAAATTCAGGCAGCATTAGCTACAGTTATCGACCCGACATCAGCGCTTAATACTGGTATCGCAGCTGCACAAAAGATGTTGAGTGCAATTCAAGCACAGATCAAGGCTAACGATTACGTTGACACAACAACTTTTAACAATCTGCAAAATCAGCTTAAAATGCTTGATAAACGCAAAATAAATAGTAATCCGATTGATTACATCAAATCAAATCCGGCTGGTTTTGTGCGCGAGATCAATAATGCTAGTGATATCGGTATTACGGCCGACATGATTCCGTCTGGTGTGTCGCTTGGTATCGTCATTGTTGACACTGATGTACCGTGGACTGATAACACCTTTGGTTGGCCAACACAAACTGCCAAGTTTACGCAGTCATCAAGACCGGTCGTGCTAATGCGCAAAGGTACTGCAGATACAGTGTGGAGTGCTTGGGAACTTGTAACAACTTGGTAAAATTTATGGAGGTAATTTTATGCTAATCAAAATTAAAGGTGGCGCTAAATAATGGCTGATATTGTAAAAGGCGAGCAAAATTGGAAAGATAAAATCAATAATTATATGGACGCAAATGATAAGGATATTACAACACTAAAAGCCGGCCAGAACTTAACGTGGGTTAATCTGCCACTTGAAAGTGGCATCACTGGAAACCTTTCAGTTGCTGCGGCGTATAATGGATCAATCGTTTATATTAAAGGACAAATCAACACCACCGGCGATTTTAACAACATGTTGATATCAAAGTGCACGGGAACACCACTTATTAATTTACGTTGGGCAGACTTACCAGTAGCAGTAGACAATGGAATTCAAAATCTACAAATACTAGGAAATGGTGATCTGCACTATGTGGGGTCTGCTACTAAACAGATCAATGCAAACGGACTTTTCATAAAATAAGGAGATGTTTAATAAATGTTAGCAATGACATATGATGCAACAACTAAGATTTTTAACGGATATGCAGAAGTGGCAGATGAAAACAGCGTACCAGCGAATGCAACACTGGTTAAGCCGAACGGCATTGTGCAGCCTTATACATGGGACGGTGCAAAATGGACTGGTCAAAGTGAATCGGACTTTGAAGCAGAACATCAGGCCACCGACATCGCAGGCAGTGAAGGCCCAACGGCTGAACAGCAAATGATTAATGCATTAGGCTTACAAGTTGCAAGTTTGCAGGCAACTATTGCTAAGCTCGCAACTGCGAATGGGGGTGCTGCATAATGTTTGATTTTGTTAAGCAAATGTACAGTTGGGGCTGTGACATCAAGCAGTATGTGGTTCTTAACGCGATTACGGCTGATCAATATAAAGAAATTACTGGGACAGACTACGCAGCCTAGTCATTTTATTTTGTCAAAATTTTATAGAAGGTGATGCGGTTGGAGAAAGATGGCATCAACGTTACTGAAATGTTGATCAGCATTAAAGAGGACGTCGCCAGCATTAAGGCGAAGATGTCGGGTGTTGGTGACACCGATAAAAAAGCAGACGAAGCCTTAGCACTGGCACAGGAAGCTAAAACTCAAGTAAATAAGTTGGAGCATCAATTTAATCAAGTCGTCTATATAGCTGCGACAGCAGTTGTTTTGGCGCTTTTTGTTTACATTATCGAGAAATTTTTGTAAGGAGGGAAAATACGATGGCTAAAACGTTAGAGTTTACAACTAGATCACCGCAGCAAATCAAACAAGGCGATACTGAGACAATGTTTACATTCATTTGCAAAAACACCGGGGCAGCTGTCGACTTAACTCAGGCTACTAGCATTACCGCCAAGATTGGCAATGCCAGTGGTTATTTAAGAAGTCAGTCTATCGCGATTACTAGTTTGGCTGGTCTAAACCCAGGCTGGCTTAATTTACAGCCTACGCCGACTTTGATTTCAGGACTTCCGGCGGGGAATTATCAGTTAGAAATTTGGGTGATTGACCAGGCAGGCACAAGCATTTACCCCAGTGACAAACCACTAGGTTTTACCATTGCAAACAACATTGAGAACGAGTCGGGTGCGACTATTACCACGATCACTTTTGATGACTTTGTTGGAGCGATGAATAAGGCTGCAAGCACAATCGATAAAGGTGATAAGGGTGACAAAGGTGATAAGGGCGATACTGGGCCGCAAGGTATCCAAGGTCCAGCAGGTCCTAAAGGTGACAAGGGTGACAAAGGTGACAAAGGCGACACTCCAGATTTAAGCAACTACACTACTGTTGCTGATTTAAACAATGGATTGAGTACAAAAGTCACTGATAATAAAAATGGCACAATATCTGTAAATGGAACTATTATTACCCTCGCTAATGAAGATGTTATTGGGAGAATTGACGGAAAATATACGGATATGAATGATATTCCTATGGGATGGATGTATCTTAATGGATGGGGTGCTGTAAGTGGTCTCTCTAACTGGGGACTTCCTCAAGACTTTTATTACATTCATTGTTTTAAAACCCAATATAGTATTCCCGTAAATATCCAAATAGCGTATGGTACACAGCTAAATAATACGTATGTGCGGACAATGTCTAACACTACTTGGACGACTTGGAAACTTCTTGCTGATGATTCCAAAGTTTTGCATTTGTCAACAGGTGATACATCTGCTAGACCAACTAGCATTAGCGCAGGTTATCAGTATTTTGACACTGGCTTAAACAAGCCAATATGGTACGCGGGTAAGAACTGGGTAGATGCCACAGGGACAACCGTTTAGAAAGGACGATTATATGTTTATTTATATAAAATATGATACAGATGGTTTCATTACGGCGTACCAAAATACTGAAGCAGACGGGTTTACCAAGGTGTTCATTCTCGATTCATGGATTACCCAGTTTTCTCAACATTCAGACAAATTCCGGTACGATACGGATAAAAAAGTTGTGCTCAATCCGGGTAACCTTCCAGACTTATCCCTTGAGGAGTTGAATACCAAGTACTCTAGCGTATTGGAAACTAGTCAGCAAGCTGTACAGTCGGCAACGACTTTAGCACAGCAACAGACGGTATCCGCAACCAGTATCAATCAGTTACAGAAGTCAATTACAGAACTTGCACTCAGTCAATCAGCAAAGGGGACAGCATAATATGGTTCAAATTTATACGTGGGCATATCAAGATTGGAAAACAATTACCAAGGAAACGTTAGCAACAATCGTTGGATTACCAGATGGCATTACTGCTGACGATTACAAGGCTATCACCGGCGAAGCATATGTAGCACCAGCAACTCAAGCACCACTAACTAGCAGTCACTAAGCCGGTTAGTCAGTGCTTTTAATTTGTTCAAAATTGGACGTCCACACCAGAAGACGTCATGTAGAAAGGAAAATAATCATGAAAATTAATTTTAATGTTAAATCAGTCAAGGCATGGGCGGCGCTGGGGTCTGCTGTGATTGGGGCTGTTGTGTCTATTTTGGCAGCACTAGGTATCGTAATCAAGCCGACAGACGCCACGACACTTTACAGTACGGTAACCGCAGTTTTATCGTTGCTGGCGGCCACTGGTATTTTAACCGATACGAATAAGCCTACAGGAGGCGATCAGGTTGACCGATAAACATAAGACTAAATTTGGAGCTGTCGCAATTGCGGCGGCTTTTTTAGTAGCGCCGGTAGCTTTAAGTACAGCGCCGGTACAAGCAGCTAAGGGCGATTACGGTGTCGATTGGTCAAAATATCAGGGTAACACAGGTGTATTTGGTTACGCTAAAGATAAGTTTGCCATTGCCCAAGTAGGTGGCTATTATAATGGCTACTTTGTTACGCAATCCACTTATGCGACACAAGTCCAATATACGATTGCACAAGGCAAACGTGCACATACTTATATTTATGCGCAGTTTTCAAATAATGCCGAAGCCGATCAGATGCTTAATTACTATCTGCCAAAAGTGCAAACGCCTAAAGGATCTATCGTAGCTTTAGACGTCGAATCTGGGACACCGTCAACTAGTGCGATTATTTATGCCATGGGTCGCATCAAGGCTGCTGGCTTTACGCCTATCCTGTATAGTGGCGACTCATATATCAAGGCTAACATTAATTATGAGCAAGTTTTGGAGGCGTTCCCTAACTCACTCTGGATTGCTCGTTATCCTGATTATCAAGTGCGGTCAACTGAGGATACCGAAGCATTGCCTGTGATCGACGGTATGGCGATTGCTCAGTTCACGTCTACTTACATTGCTGGTGGTTTAGATGGTAATAAAGACTATTTAGGTGTGACTGATAACGGTTATAACGGTACCACAACGAGTTCTGCCGGTGGCACCGCGGTTAAACCAACCACAACAACACCTGCAATTGCCGCTGGGCAAGCGGCTAATAACACGGCTAAGTCTGATATTAAGGTTGGTGACACGGTCAAAGTTAACTTTAGTGCGAATAACTGGTCGACTGGTGAGTCGATTCCAAGCTGGGTAAAAGGGCAAAATTATAAGGTTGCTGAAGTCAGTGGTACTAAGTTATTACTGTCTGGTATCAACAGCTGGATCAACCGGAGAAACGCTGAAATCTTATCTGTTACCGGTACGACTGCTACTAGCGGTGGATCAACCTATACAGTGCAGTCGGGTGACACGCTCAGTGGTATTGCGGCACAATATGGTACTAGTGTGTCCGCCTTAGCTAGCCTAAATGGTATTAGCAACACTAATTATATTTATATTGGGCAAAAGCTGACAGTTAAAGGTAATGCTGCAGCAGCTAGCGGTATTAGTTACTATACCGTACAAAGTGGTGATACCTTATCAGCAATTGCTGCAGCACACGGCTTAACCACAGCCACGCTTGCCGCTTATAACGGGATCACCAATTATAATCTGATCTACGTTGGTCAGCAGCTTAAGTTTACCGGTGGCGCGTACACGACTAGTCGGACCTATACTGTTCGCGGCGGCGATACACTTAGCGGCATTGCCTATCAGCTAGGCACCACGACCGGCGCCCTTGCAAGTCTTAATCGCATCACAAATGTCAATGTGATCTATCCTGGTCAAACCTTGGCCTACTAATTTAATACTATCAATTCAACATTTTGCCTATCTCTTAGCGGAGGTAGGCTTTTTTTATTTGTAATAATTAATCAATATATGGTTGAATTTACTGCAAAATGTTGTTAATATAGAAGAAATCAATCTCCCCGTTTGCCTTTGGCACAGATACGTCTGATACGGGGTTTTTTATTGGCCTATTAATTTAATACTATCGATTCAACGTTGGTCTATCCCTTGTGGGGTAGGCCTTTTTTTATTGCCGAAAAATAAATATTAAAAATGATATATTTATATTGACATATATCAAATATGATATATAATAAGATTATAGAGTTGAGGTAAAGCAAAACGAAAGGAAGTCATCATAATGTTTAACTTAAAATCAATCGTAACATCTGCTTGGAAAGTCGCTCGTAATGGGCAATCACAGTTCGGTGGTTCAGTTGTTTCCTACTTATCAGACAGCTTCAAAATCGCTTGGTTCGAAGCTAAGCATATTGATGATTTTCGTTTTTACGGTTTCAAAAACTGGTTTACTCCAGACCACTTGACCGGTGACGAATTAAACCTTGTTTGTGGCGGCTACGTGAATGTAAAAAAAGTTGCAGAAACTGAAAAGGCCGTTAAATTAGACTTTATCTCATACTTAGGCTGGGACTTAAAAGTTTGGGCACCAAAATCTGCTTTGATGACTGCAGCTGATTTAAAAGCAAATGATGATCGTAAACAAAATGCGTTTGCGAAAATGGATGCCTTAAAAGCTTGGGCTAAAGACCATGGCGTTAAAGGCTTGCGTGCTCGCATGAAGAAAGCAACAGTAATCAAAAAAATCAACGATTTAGGTTTAGTTGCTCCAGCCGAATTGATCTAATTAAAAATAGGAGGATTTACATCATGACACAAAAACCATTAGCAGTACTTTTTGGCAAATATAAGACAAACGCGAAACGAGTCGCGGATCACACTGCGCTTAGCTATCCCACGCTGGCTCGGTTAACCCGAGAAAGTAGCGTCGACGATCTACGTGTGCAAGTGATTGATCAGATCGCGCGTTACTTTAATCGTGACGCTGGGAGCGTGTTAAATGAGCTATATGCGATCGAAGAAAGCATTTGGCAGCGTGATTTAATGGCGAATAAGGGCAAAGAACTTCCGAGACGGGGATTACGGGATAACATTACTGATGACATTTTGAGAGCAATGGATAGCGAATATAATGCGGTTGCGCTAGATAAACCGCTAGTTAGCTTTATGCCAGCTAAAAAATTCACCGTTGTCCGCGTGCTCGAAAAAGACGGGATTGCTTTTGAAATTAGTCTGATCAATTCCTACGGCGAAGCTGAAAAGCTAGTGGTCAATGAAGTTCAAAAATTGCCCGCAGCTCTATATGCGATTGGTGCAATCAAACCTGATGCTAGTGGCCCATTTGGTGATCGGCACGAAAAGGATTTAGACGACCCATCGAAAGAGTGGGACAGATTGGACGAATTAAATGATTTGCAGATTAGCCGTAAATGGCAAAACGTGTTTAAGAGCTATTCAAGTCCTTGCGAAGATGAATAATTACTGATAAAAAGGGGCGGGCAACCGTCTTTTTTTATTGCATAAAATTAAATAGGCATTTATTTGCTTATTATGTTGACAAGCATTTGTTTGCGTGTTATATTATATACATAGAGATGAGCAGGACAAAAAAATTGGAGGATTGACTATGATAATTAATACAGACCAGGTAAAATCCGTGCTTAAGTCGGATTTCACGGCACCACAAATTGCCGAGGAAAGTGGGCTTAAGCCACGGAATATCAACAACTATCGTCAAGGGTTGGCGGATTTTGAAAATATGAATCTTAAATATCTCGCTGGCTTGCAGAAATTTTATAACAATCATAAAAATAGGGAAGAGGACAAAAAAATGGAAAACGTTAAGATTACGGGTATTCGCAAAGCAGTCGGGGACTTTAACAACTGGCAGGGTGCGGCACGGGTTTACTTTGACTCATCAGATATGAGTGTTTGGACAAATGTCTACAGTGGACCTGGCGAAGAAGATTGCTACGACGACCCAGCGATTACTCAGATTGCGCAAAAGGCAACAAACCGCATGGACGAACGCGACGACAGAATTACGATGCGCCAGGTTCGCGAAACAGTGGCAGAGGTAGTGAACTGCTCGTCACTAAAGTAA